CCAACCCCCTCTTATTCTCATAGATTCAACTCCATTACCAAAACAATAAGAATTATACTCAGCATTTTGAATGTCGCTAGTAGTAGCACTACTTAAAGTTGCTGTATTTAAACTTACTATTGCAGGAGCACCACCGTCAATGTTGCTCTGATTTTGGATGTTACCTTCATGTATTCCGTTTGTAATATTAAAAGTAAATGGTGTTTCGTAGAATATGTCAACATCTGCTTCTTTAGGTTTTGTCTCAAAAACAGGATTACCTTCTTCAGGTATAGTAATAGTCAATTCGCAAATTATGTTAACTAACTCAGGGTTGGTATTCCAAGTATCAGATGGATTTTTATTAGCACTTGCAACAATACACATTCTTACAGGAGCTCTTAAAGCTAAAAGTGAGGCCCAGTCAGGATAATTACCGAATGTAGGTATAGGGGTATTCCCTTTTTGGTACATTTGATTAGTCCAGTTAGACGCAAAATTTAAATTATATTGCCACCAAAAATCAGGATTAGTGTGAGCAGGATCACTGGGGTCATTCCATAATCCCCTCTTAAACATAACTCTTAAATTAGATCCTCTTTGTTGTTGAGCATTAAAAGCGTTTTTATGATCCCAGTTTAAGTAAACTTCATCTTCATAAAACCATTCTTCAATATTTTTATAATCTCTGCTGGCTATAAATTGTTGTTGCGAAATTGGAGAGTCAGCATATACTAAATCAGCTAAATTATTGCTTCCTGAACCTTGCAAAAAGCCTCTTGATACAATTTGCTCGTATATAGTAAAGTCTAATATAGAACCTTGTTTTATTTCTCTATCAACAAAATTTGCGGATGAATTAGCAGGGGTGGCAGGGTCGTTGTCTAAATTCCAAGTGTCTTCTATATTTCCAGGCAAAATAGCAATTCTACATCCTACTTGAGGTTGTTGTTCTAAATCCGAAATACGATCTGTTTGGTAATATTGCATGGACATATTAGGATTTATGACTGACCCACCTAA